CGATATCCTCAAGGTCGGCCCGTGTCGGTTCGAACGCGGTGCCTGGCGGGGCCGCAAACCCGAAGGTCCCGCCCATGGGCAGGTCGATGATCTCGTTCACGCTGGCGGTGACGGTCCCGTCGGCATTCGACTCTTCCTGATAGCCGGTGCGCACTGGCCACGGGAAACACGACTGCTTGAGGCTCCACCGCCGATCATTCAGCACGCGGTAGTGGCTGATCGTGAAGTCGGCGAGCTCGGTCAGTGGCGGCGCAGCCTTTCCGAACCCGGCTTCCGGCGCGACGCTGAACTCGACGGCGGGGATCTCGTCCGTCTCGATGTACGTCACCTCGCCGAACTTGACCGGGTTCCCGCGCTCATCTTTCCGCCAGACCGTGACCTCATGCCGCCCGCGCCGCAACCGGACGACTTCGAGCACCTGTTCGACCTTGCGGTTCCCGTATCTCCCGACCTTTTCCTTCACCACTTCGCGCAGCCGCAAATGGCCGAGCACCAGCTGCGCGCCGACGCGCACGAGCGTCGCTTCGAGGACATCCTTCGGCAGGTAGATGGACACATACGGGCGAAGCGCCAACTCGCGCTCTTGCTTCCGGTTCGGCCGCGCCCCAGCGCGTACAGGCGTCGACGCCATCGCCACGCAATACCCGCCGTTCAGCATGTGTTGCAGCACGCCGCGCGTCCACACGGCGAGCCCCGTCTGCCGCCCGTCGACGTCCTGCAGGATCGGGTCTAGCGAGGCGGGCGCGTCTTTGTGGCGGGTCGGCGGGTGCGCGATCAAGAGACCGCACGCGCCCCGGACTGCCGCGCCGTACAGGTTCACGAGCTCGGCCAGGGTTTTGCGGACGGCGTAGTTCTGGGGCGTCTCGCGCGGCAGGCGCGGCAAGTAGATCTCCGGCTTTTTCCGCAGCGCGTCCAGGCCGCCGGCGACGTCAGTGCATCGCTCGATCGCGTCGTCATGCAGCGCCAGGTCGGGATCGCGCCAGAACGGGGAGTCGGTATCGTGGTCGGCCATGGTCAGACTGGGGAGAAGGACGAACGCCGCGCGACGCGGGAGAGCGCCAACACGCGGTACCGGGTTTCGTCGCCGATGTGGTCTTCGGCGGTGGTCATCACGTCGTCAGGCTTTTTCGGGTCGCGCGGCAACACGGGGACGGTGCGAATGAAGTGCGTGCAGATGTTGAACACCCACAGACCGGGCGCTTCCGGGGCATCCTTCGCAGCCTCGGCCAACAGTTCGCGCATACGCTCCCAGCCGTTTTTGCGCGACCCCGGTGACTTGTCGGCCGGGACCCAGCGCACGCCACGCTTCGCCATCGTGTCGCCGATCGACGCGGACTCCGTGTCGACGACGTCGTAGATCGCCGAGTCGGCCGGTCCGAGCTGCACGCGCGCCGGCAGCGTTTCGCCGCGCGGGCCGCGGACCTTGAGCAGCGCGTCGACGCCTTTGATCCCGTCCGCGACCTGCGACGACGGCAGTTTCAGCCCCTCGTCCGGCTTGTCGCCGCAGCCATACCACTCGGCGATGCGGATCAGCGAGCCCCGCGGGAACGTGCGGAACACGCCCGGCGCGACTTCCACCCGCGTCCCGTCCGATTCCGCCCACCAGCCGACCGAGAACGGTTTCGACGAGCCCCAGTCGAACGACCGATCAATGCGCCAGCTCGAGGGAATCGGGAACGGCTTCAGGACATGCCGATCGCGCTTCCACAGATCGTCGAAGAACCCACCCGACACGATATCCCAATCGCCTTTGCGCATCGCGCGCACCAGCGACGGATCGCCGAGGCCCTCGAGACGATCCTCATAGTCGGGATCGTTCTCGGTCATCGTCGGGTTGTCTTCGAGCAGCGCACGAATGAACTGCCGGCGCATGCCGCCCTCTTTCTTGGCGACTTTGTGCACCGTCAGCTCGGGCGCGGAATCGACGAAATCCGCTTTGACCCAGTTGTGCCCAATGCCACCGGGGTTCGCGCTCGTCAGGATGCGCGGAAACGATGACTTGAGCCACGGCGGAACCTTGAGACCACCCAATCGCACGCGACCGCGCAGGAACGCGTACATCTTGCGCGTCCACTGCGTGAGCTCGTCGATCATCAGCACGTGGATCTCGGCGCCCTGGTAGCCGTAGACGTCCTTTTCGTGCTGGCAGTGACAGAGGTGGATCGTCGACCCGTTGCGCCAGCGGATCTGCTTGTCGACGATGCGGCACTCGCCGCGCGCGATCTCGTCCGCCAACAGCGCACGAAAACCGCCCGCCGACTCCATGTGGTTCTTGAACAGGTCGCCGAACTCGCGACGGAACAAGTAGACCTGCAGCCCTTTGATCCACTTGCACCACGTGATCGCGGCACGACGCATCAGATGGCTGTTGTGCGTCGTGACCATTTCCCGGCCCGCGAGGAACAATCCGTTCGGGTCGTCAACCTGAATGCATCGCACGGGCACGCTGGCGATCGGCTGCACACTCACCACATACCGAGTGCGGTGCGTCGCCCGGAAGCCACTGCGCTTCTGGCGGTCTAGCTTGCGCGGGATTCGGAACGCGGGCATCTCGGTCAGAAACGCGAGGCGCCATTTCGGCCCGATGGCACGACCGTTGAGCCTCGCGGTGCCCGCCATTACCCACGGCGCGATACCAAGCGACCGCAGGAGCTCTTCGACGCCGTCGCGCAGCAGAGGGCTCGTCGTCGTGAACTCGCACTTGCCGCTCTTGAGTGCAGACCCGTCGGTATCCATCAAGCCCTGCAGTAATGCCAATCGCTGCCGAGCACGCACGACATATCCCGCCGCTTCGATATGCGGGGCGATGTGCGCGACATCGCTCGGTGCCCCAGTGAACGCCGCCTGGCTGCTCGTCCCGTCGCCGAGCCATACGCCGAGCGTGTACGGATCAACCGGGAGTTCGGCGTCGGGCAGCGCCAAGCAATCAGCCACTGGAACCGCGTGGTTTAATCGGCCACCAGCCCCATACAGCGACTGTGCCAGCTCTTCGGTCGTCCGAATGCTTCCATCGGTAGCCGTGCCGACATGCGCGTCCGCGCGCGCACTGTTTCGCGCGGCAAGGTCCGGTCGAGACCCGTTGCCGCGCGAGGGGCGCAACGCACGCCGTCGAGTGCGAAACTCGGGAGAAGACCGCTCAAGGGACTGTCGTTCCGCGGCCGAACGGGTCCACCACAGGTGTGATGCGTCCGCGACGATGCGCGCTCCATCGCTGAAACAGACTTCGTAGCAAGGCCGATCGTGCAGGACTTCCGTGGCGGCGATCACGCGGCGCGGTCGACCATCGTGCCCGAAGACCATGTCCCCGACACGCAGCTCGCCCATCATCCGCCATCCGTCCGGCGTTGGAATCGGCGTGTCAATCGCGAGCGCTTTCCCGCCACCAGCCGCGCCGCCGTACAGGATCTCGTTCGCCTCACTCGTGAACGCGACGCGCTGTTTCGGGTGCAGATCTTGCGGCGGTTGCCGACGTGCAATCTCGGCGAGCAGCTGCTGCACCTGCGCGCGGCGATCCTCGGGCGCGGCCGCCTTCGGGCGGGTGATCGTGCCAGGACGGCCCGCGATCATTTCCCGGACGCCAGCTTCGCCGCCAACGCGGCGAGCTCCTGGACGCTCAGGTTTTCCACGTCAACGCCCGCGACCATCACCGGGCCGCCGTCTTCGCCGGTGACTTCGATCTTCTCAGGTGGATAGAACCGGATGTGTTTGGCGACCTTGTCGATCGCGCTGTTCTTATCCCAGAGGCGAAACTCGATCTCTCGTGTCGTTTCGGTGTTGCCGTTGTCGTCCGTGTAGGAGCGAACCTTGTGCTTCACGCTGGACACGGCGCGCCATGCGCGATCCGGCGCACCGGGCGCGAGCGTCAGCCGTCCGTCGTGATCGACCTCGAAGTGGCGCACGTCGCTGCGCATCAACACCAGCAATTCGTCGAGCACCTCGTGCGCGGACACTTTGACCTCAGCGGCGCGCGCGGCGATCGCTTGCTCGAGCGCCTCGGCGATCTGAGGTTTCCTTAAGTTTTGGTGCCCGATCACTTCCGCCGTTTTGGCCGAATACCCCGCCCGAATCGCCGCCTGCGTGGCGTTCAAGTCGACGAGATATTCGGCCACAAACGCGGCCTGCTTGGGCGTAAGAGGGGACATTGTCGGACCCTACGCCGCCCGGTCTCGATCCGGCAGCGGGGCGCCGTCCGCAACGGGGGCCACAGCGGCCCCCGTTCGAGCGGTCAGGTACGCGCGTGGGCCAAACTGATACGTGCCCGGCGAACCGCCCGTCGGCGGGGCAATACAGACGAGATAGCCATGGTCCACGAGCAACCGCAGTGCATCACGCACACGCTGCGGCTTGAGGCCGATCTGCCGGGCGGTGCGCCCGACCTTGATCGTCTGCGGCTGGTCCAGTGGCAAGCTCTTCGCCAGATACAGCCAGACGAACTTGACGGTCGTGTGGCGCCGGAGCGCGCGCGCCGTGAGGATCAGCGTGATCTCGCTCACGCGAACCGCCCGCGTCGTGGTCGGCTGACGGATCGTTTCTTGCTATTCGGCCGTTCGCCCCGTTGCCAGATCAGATCGACCCACGCGCGGCACTGGTCCCGTGCCGCCGCGAGCAAGATCGACGAGTTGCCGCGGGTGAGCATGCGACAGAGGTGCGCGAACTGCGCGACGTCATCGATCACGGTCGCCAGCCCGCCGGCGTTCAGTTCGTCGAGCAACCAGTCGCGCTGCTCGGCCGTCAGTTTTCCGCCTGGCTTTTTCAGTTCGACCCACACGACCAGCGCTTTCGCGCGGTGCACATAGCGCCGGTCGGGAAGCCCTTCACAGATCATCGAGGCGCGTCGCTGTTCGTAGCGTTCGACGCGGAATCCCATCAGATCGGCGAGTTCGTCGACGGCGTCCCCGACGTCGTCCTCGCTGATCGGGGGGAGGGTCACACCCGGAAGAGGGAGCGGCGCCATCAGCGCACCCTCTTCGACCAGCACCGCGACAGCGGCGCCAGCGGCAGCGAAGGCGGTCCATGACCGAGTTGACCGATTGAACCGTCATTTCGGTAACCTTGCCTTGTGTGCGTGTGCGTGCGCGCACGAAACACTTGTGTAGATACAAAGGTCATATCAGTCATAAACATCATTCTTCTCTCTGAAGTAGTCTGTTTTTGGATCTCAGACATCGGACATACAACCGTCATGGATCGGTCAGGGTCTACGCGTTGAACCACGGCTCACCCTCGTCGCGTTGTCCGTTCTCAGTGGCGAGTAACTTCAAGCCAGCGCGTCGTTTACCGGTCATCGTGTGCCGCGACACAAACCCGCGCTCCGTCATGCGACGCCCGAACATCTGCGCGGTGATCACGTACTCGCCGTTTTCCTTCGCCCAGCGTTCGTATGACCGATACAGATCGCCGGCGACGACTTCGAACGGTCCGACCTCGCACCGGTCGGCAATGAATGCGCCGATGGTGTCGCTTTCCTCGCGATAGGCTTGCGTCGCCATCAGCACCCGATCTGGTGCCCGGAGCCCGACTTCGAGCCACTTCTGACAGCCGGCAACCGCCCAGGCGAGAATGCCCGGTAGCTCGTCGGTAAGGCGTTTGGGAATGCTGTCGTCGCGCTGCTCGGGCGCGATCGTGACAGCATTCCCA